GGATAATTTTGATGTTAATTTATATAAGCCTGTAGGCGGCGGCTGGGGTACTGATCCATGTGACGCACCGGTTGCGACATTAACAACAAGATACAGCGATTATATGAGTGATTTCTTCCTTCAACTTGATTCATGGCGCAACAACAACATATTTAATGCTTATGTTTATGATTTTGTACCACTGTCCGTATGGAGTCATTTTTATAATGAGATATTTTTAAAATTGCTTAAGACTTTTGAGGCTGGCCTCGTCCCGGGCACGTGCTACGAAGAAGAGGGTACCCCGGAGGATCCCTGGATGACCCAGGCCCTGGGCGGCTGCGAGCCGGCCATGCCGAACGAGAATAACTCTACCCCACCCCCAATGAAAATTATTTTTGATACGTATGGGCTCACACCCTTTTTCAAAGAGATAAAGTTTGGTTTAAGATTAAGCTACTCTACCACTTTTCCTGTAGATGAACGCGTAGAAATGGCCAATGGACACGGGCTAAGAGAGTTTATGGAACACAGCTTCGGCCGCGGCTATACTCCGCGGCACGGATGCAAGATCCCGGCTCATGGCTTGAAAAGTAGTAAAACTCTTTTTGGCCATCGTCCATATTATGTTGATTCAAATGATCCGACCATCGACGACGACATGCCCACCTACGTCGCAAGATTCAAAATATGTGACGAAATACAGATACCAATTGTTGAACTTGAAAAAGGAATTACAACAGTTCCTGGAACAAACCCTATCAAGTTTACAGTTGAGGGCAGCGAAGAATTAATACCACTAGAACAACTTGGTTTTTATAACCGATCAACTTATAGTCTTTTTGATCATAAATATTGGGAAGATTTAATTAAATCTTCAGACATACCGGACCAGGCCGCGGCCTATGATGCCGCGGCCTTGGACAATATCTGGCAAAGCGAAGAATTATTGAACCAAGCCATGGCCGAAGCAACCGATGTCGTCTCGGCGTGCGATCAAGCTTGGGCTAACTATGAGTTTGATCGCAGAGTTACCAATGCGCACAAGATTTACTGGGCTGCCAAAGAACAGTTTGCCCAGCTTGTCACGGCGGGAAAATACTGGGATTGGTCGTACAAAGACTCGAATGGCGTAACCCCATCGGGCAACTGGTATGATCATACGATGACTAAATTAGCCAGATATAACATCATGGACCCCACATGGGACGAAACGACCTTCCTGATCGGCACCCAGGCTCACACGGTATTCAATGGATGGGACCCGTGGTCCATGGACGACTATAATAACGGTATCGGTCCTACCCGATCGGGCATCACTCAAGGCGCCCACGGCGCCGGAGGCGCGACTGATGCGCGTGACGAGTACAATTATAACTTCATCACCGCGCAGTCGAACTGGATAGAAATGTGGTCCGGTGGTCAGTTACACTGGCCACACAGGGGTGGATTTGATTTTCGATATTATTTAAATCATTATTACAGTAAGTACCGCGGCGGCGGCGGTACCCTGGACGAAGAAGGTGAGATCCTCACCCCGCGCACACCCAATGTCGGCTCGACCTCGGGATACCAGGATCCTAATCATGTCCCTACGAACCAACAGACGATCCAGTCCGGCGTTGAGGCTTACTGGGCCCCCGCGCCAAATTATGAAACCTGGATTAACCAACTCACCGGCCCCGGCGGTGAAAAGGAGGGCCTTTGTAGCTACCAGTGTCAGCATATACGACCCACACGCCTCGCTCTTGAATCATCCATGTTCTTCGGCGAGGGTGGCATCTCGCTCTGCCCAGGCGGCGGATACTGTCCCGACACCCCCGAGCAAACCCTTGTCCCCCCGCACGCACTCGAAGGGCCCATAGCCCACGCGCACAACCTCGGTACGTACCACGACTGGACCTACGGCATCTCGCCAAAGACCGCCGGCAGCGTGGCCCTCGCGACTGGCGCCCCCATCTCGTCCGGGGAATTCTACACGTACGCCTCCTACACAGACAACTCGGCTTTTGTTAATGATGCGTGGTTCTTCAGGCCCTCCTTTGGTACCATCCCAGGCATGACAGGCTCGGACATCGCGTCTGAACAGACCTATGCAAACGCCAACGCATTTTGGAACTATTTAATACATCAGAAAAGATATCCTCCGCCCATAGATACAGAAGATAACCTCACCATCTGCGAGGAACAGCCGCTCCTGTGCGAGTTCCTTGATGGCGATGCATGGTTTGCAGAAAATTTTCCTGAATTAGCTCCGTTTTTCCCGAGCATCAAAGTTATCGATATGGTTGCCGCTAACCCTCGTAGCCACGACCAGGCTCCCACCGCGTATCGAGTTCAAAAGCCGGGCCCCGAGTGTCCCGAGGGCCAGAACATCGACGACATCTTAGATACTATAAAGACTGGTATCTACGACCAGATGGTCCAGGCCTATTACGACAGTTTAGGGCAGAATATTTCGTGGAATCCGGGCCCACTGGGAGGAGGTATAGGCCCAACTTACCAAGGGACTCTTGGGAACTTTGTTGCGGATTATGTTGAAGAGGGCTCTATGGTTTTTGCTCAAACTGTTGAGTTAGGAAAAAATGAAAATAAAGATGCCATAAAACATCTAACTACTAATTTTCATCAGTTCTTTTATAAAAATTTAGCTCAAAAAATGGTTAACGAACTTCAAGCTACTCCAGAATTTAGATTAATGTACGAATATCTGTTTCCAATGAAAAAATATATGTCTTTATCTTTTATGTATGCTAGTGATAGTTTATCAAGATTTGTACCAGACCCAACAGATATATTAGATATAACAAAAAATACTTTATTTCAAGTTTTAACGGGAATAGAAAACTCTTTAGATTATACATATTTGCCGGATGAATTAAGCAACTTTTTATCAAAACAACTAAAATCGGATGATATTAGCACTCAAGCAAAAAAACCAAGTATGTGGAAAATAATATTATGGATGATAATTCGTACTTCTTTATTGGTTCTTAAGGGGTTTGTTGAGGTTACTGACCCGGCTATTATAATAGCTAAATTTATTATTGATACTATCAATGCGATACAACAAGCCATTGTAGGATTAATCGAATCAGGTATTAATACCGCAAAAGCTGCGATCAATGCGGCTAAAATGATTGCTGATTCTACTCTTAAGATGGCTGAAATAAACATTTCTATAGCGGCTTCAACAATATCAATGATGATAAAGCTCACTTTGAAGTTCATGACGATCCCAGATGAAGACAGCCCATCAGGATTTGTACAGGAGGAAAATAGTGAAGGCGTGCTGGAAAATGTAACATTAGACAAAAATGTTGTATTCGACACAGGGGGAGAGGGTGATGACGCAAAACCGATAGAGGACTGGGTAATTTCAGTTACTCCTCTCACTCCATTGACGTATGAAAAACTGGGTGAAGAAAATGCCACGAAATGGGATGAAATAGTAGTTGAGATTGATAAAGCCAAGGGCCTCCAAACAGAGTATACCAATGCCAAGAAAAAGAAAGAGGAGCTGGAAAAGGTTGTAAACACAACAATTAAAGATATGGAAGATGCGCTAAAAGACGCCAAGAAAACTATGAAAGAAGTATTTGCGTCTCCTTTCTTGTTGCCTGGCATGTGGGCCGCCATGCTTCCTTCAGCTCATATCTATGGAGGAGGCCTCATGTATCCTCCACTGCCTCCAATTGGTCCGCCGAGTACAGTACCTGGTATGATCTATCTTGTTTTGCTTTTCTTGGATGGCTGGGAAGACATGATGCACGAACAATCGCAGCTAGCAAACGAAGATGTTGATTGCGAAGATTATCTTTAAACCTATTCCTGGTATGATTTTAATCGTTTAACTATTTATACATGTATCTAGTATATCAAGAGGAAGCAAATGAGCAGTATAGGGCCAAGAGTACCTTTGCAAAGGGATCCCGACACATATGGATTTTATCTAGCTGTAACTCAGTATAAAGATGAAATACAACAAAATTTAAAAAATCTTCTTTTAACTTCTCCGGGTGAAAGAATGATGAACCCCAATTTTGGCGTTGGATTAAGACATTTTTTGTTTGAACCTAGAATTCATAGTATTACTGCCATGAGACAAAAAATTGAGTCTCAAGTGAGGAGATACATGCCGTTTATAAGAGGTCTCAAGGTACAATTTAATGCTGGATCTGATCAGGAATATTTAGATAATTCAAATATTTTATCGGTTAATATTATTTATGAGATACCAAATTTAAATTTGTCTACTAACTTATTATTACAAAAAGAGGATATTAGTTAATTATGACAAAAGAAGACAAAAAACTTATAAGATATACAGATAGAAATTTCAACTCCATAAAAGAAAGTTTAGTAAATTATACTAAAAGGTATTATCCTGATGTATTCCAAGATTTTTCTGAGGCATCCTTTGGTTCTTTGATGCTAGATACTGTATCTTATGTGGGAGATGTACTTTCTTTTTATTTAGATTACCAAACTAATGAATCATTTTTAGATACCACTATTGAATACGACAACATTGTTAGGCATGGAGAACAAGTTGGTTATAAACAACCACTAAGAGCAAACTCTTTTGGTGTGATCACTCTATATGTGTTAATACCAGTTGCTAGTAATGGAACAGATCCGGATGTCGATTATTTACCAACTTTGGTAAGGGACAGTAAATTTTCTTCTGCTGGGGGACAAATATTTACTTTAATTGATGACGTCGACTTTTCAAATTCTGACAACGAGATTATAACAGCTACTTCAAATACCGGCGACGGTGCTCCCACGGCATATGCTGTGAAAGCATATGGGCGGATTATCTCTGGAGAGCTAAACGAGCAAACAATAAATGTAGGTAATTTTACCAGATTTTTAACAGTTTCTTTATCAGATCCGAATATCACAGAAATAGTATCTGTTGTTGATACTGAAGGCCATGAATATTTTGAAGTTGATTATCTTTCACAGGATACCGTTTTTAGATCAGTTACTAATAAAGATCCTGAGACTAATCGCTATGTACGAGAAAAAATTGTGTCAACTGCAGTTCCAAGACGCTTTGTTACTTTTAATAGATTTGGACAAATTTTTATAAAATTTGGTTATGGTTCAGAATCTTCTTTAAAAACGGACAATATGACCCATCCTTCTAATATTGCATTAAAAATGCATGGAAAAGAATATGAAAAAGAAATTGGTTTTGATCCTTCAAATCTTTTAGTAACGGATAAATTCGGTATTGCACCTGCGAACACAACGCTAACCGTTACTTACAGAACAAACACAATTGATAATGTTAATGTTGCTAGTAAAGGTGTCAGCGGGGTTACTGAGGCTTTACTCGTTTTCGGAAGTAAAGCAATAAATTCTGATAAAATTGATTTAGTAAGGGATAGCCTGGAAGTAACAAACGAAAAGCCCATTCTTGGAGACGTTTCTTTACCAACAGCTGCTGAATTAAAACAAAGAGTTAACGATACTTTTGCTTCACAAAATCGCGCGGTTACGTCTGACGATTATGAAGCATTAATATACAGAATGCCGGCTAAATTTGGCAGAATTAAAAGAGCAAAAATTTTAAGGGATCATGATTCCTTTAAGAGAAATTTAAATTTATATATTTTGTCAGAAGACTCTCATGAGAATTTTATAATTAGTAATCCTCTTTTGAAAAATAATTTAAAGATATGGCTTAACAATTATCGTATGATTAATGATACGATTGACATTCTAGATCCTAAAATTATCAATATTAAAATTAATTTTGTTGCAGTAGTCGACTATTCACAAAACAAGTTTGAAGCCCTCGATGCCGCGATCGATGAAATAAGAGAGATGTTTGAGGAAAAATTAGATATTGGTCAATCAATTCAAATTACAAAAATTTATAATGTATTAAACAACTTAGATGAGATTGTTGATGTCACGAATGTAAAAGTGGAATATCAAACTGGATCTAGATATTCTGAGGAGACTCTGAATATAGACGACTATATTTCTGCAGACGGAAGAATTCTTTATGCTCCTGAGAATGTTGTTTATGAATTAAAATATCCGAATCTTGATATCAAAGGAACTATTAAGTAATGGGAATTAAAGATTACAAAGCATCAAAAGATAACACTATAACTAATGGTTTTAAGTTAATTTCGTCCACGCGTGGTACGGGATCTAATATGGGCGCCGCCGATATTTTAGAAGTGTATTCTATATATGGCCAAAACACTACGTCTTCAGCTGAGCTTTCTCGTGTATTAATACAGTTTCCAACTACTGGAATAACTTCTGATAGGGCTGCTGGAACAATCCCGGCTTCTGGAAGTGTTAATTTTTTCTTAAGAATGTTTAACGCGAGGCACTCAGAACAACTTCCAAAAAACTTTGCTGTAAATGTTTTAGCAGTGTCTCAATCATGGCAGGAAGGTTTCGGTCTTGATTTGGACGGATATTCTGATGAAACAGACGATAAAATAGAGGGATCAAATTGGATGAACAGAAATTCAAATCCCAAAAGTTCATGGGCACAGCCTGGAGGAGATTACCACTCTTCTTCATATGTTCCCAACTCTACTATGCCAAATTATACTTTTACTTTTGTTGACGGGGACGAGGATCTCTTAGTCGACGTAACTTCCGCAGTAGAAGAATGGATTTCTGGAACACAAACAAATAGTGGATTTGGTGTCTTTCTTACTTCTGGTTCGGAAGCGTATGCAACTGCATCATCAGAACCGTCTGTGCTGACGAATATTGACGGCCAAAAAAAGAGTTTTTATACAAAACGATTCTTTTCTAGATCAAGCGAGTTCTTCTTTAAGAGGCCGTCTTTAGAGGCTCGATGGGATTCTAGAATTATGGACGATAGAGGCAACTTTTATTCTAGTTCCTCTATCGCATCTGCCGCCGATAATTTAAATAATCTATATTTATATAATTACATTCGAGGAAACCTTAAAGATATACCACACAGTGAAACTTTAACAGTTAAGTTATATGCTAGCTCTAACAATGCTCCAGTTGGTGCTGCTCTTGCATCGGCTGTAGCTAACACTTCGAATACAGGAATTTATAAAGCACAAATGGCTATTGACACTACCTCTTCCGTTTTACATGATGTTTGGTCCGGCAGTGTTGGTGGTGAATACAAAACAGGATCCATAAGTATAAGAAATTTTAACAATACTAGTGTCCTACTTTCTAACGATTTTAAACAGTTTACCACAAAAATAACCAATCTTAAGTCAAGATATGTAAGTGACGAAACAGCAAAACTTAGAGTATTTACCAGACCAAGGAACTTTAGTCCTACAATTTATAGTGTTGCTAACGAAGAAATTCAACATGTAATAAATCCCAGCGCATCTTTTGAGATATTTAGAAGTGTTGATAATGAAACAGTTATAAACAATTCAACTGGTAGTGCTACTAAGCATACATTTTTATCATATGACAATTCTGGTAGTTATTTTGATTTAAATATGTCTTTGTTGGAGCCGGGTTATATGTATGGAATAAGGTTTTTATTTTATTCTTCTGATGGTTGGAGAGAACAGGAAGAAACATTTAATTTTAGAGTTGAAAACAGTTAATATGGTTGGATTATTCTTATGAGTGTAAAAGATTTATTTAATAAGGGTTATTCGCTAAAATTTCTTAAGAATAAAAGTCAAGAAAGTCTCCGCGAGGATCTCGAATCTTCGAGATACGTTCAAGCATATACTAAAAAAAGACAGAGATTTTTTCCTGATGTAGATTTTACTACGGCTTCCAACTTCGCTCGATTTGGACTAGCTGAGGAATACTATGATACCGCGATAAAGCGTATATACCAGACTTACCCGTATGACGGCTCACAGGCAGAAAAAATTGAATGGGAGAACGAGAGCACTTATTTAGATCTTTTTATATTTGAAAATGAATATCCTAGAACCACTGGCCATATTACTATTAATAGTGGTTCTAGTACTAGAACCACTAGATCTTCAGTGGCCACTGGCGCGATGGGGGTTTTTTACAGCAGCAGCATGCCTCAATATGTGCTGCTTCATGGTGGTCCAAACGCAGATCCGAATAGTGATTATAAAAGCTCGCCTTCCGCCGGCCCCTCCAAAAAAGGAGTTTCAAAAGCAAATATATATAATACGGACAGCCAAAGAACAAATAATTTAGAATTAGATCCGTCTAAGGGTATAACGGTTGAATTTTGGATGAAGAAGGACGGCTGGGAAGGCTCTGGGGCGTACGGCAGGGGTGAGTGTATATTTAATCTCATATCTTCAGGCGCATCTGATGATAACTATGGAAATTTAAATATTTACGTAGATGGCTACGAGTCTGGCTCCGGCCGAAGAGATAAAATAATACTTGATATATCTTCTGGATCATTTATGGATTATTATTCCCTCCCAACTGGTCTAGCAGATATCGCTGATGGTAAGTGGCATCATTATGCAATTACGTTAAAAACGAAAGACGACGCGCCTAATTCAAGCTTGTATGTAGACGGGCAACATCAGGTAACGCAAACTCCCAGTGTGTTGCATGGTTATGTTACTGGCGCAATTAGTGGAAAAATGATAGCTACTATCGGCGCCCTGGCCGGCCCTACAAAATTACATTCAGGATGGCCAATTCAGAATGATATAGGATGGGGAAACGTAGTTTCATGCTCAATTGACGAATTTAGATATTGGAAAACAGAACGAGATGCGCAACAAATTGGTAGATATTATCGCGACCAAGTTGGCGGTGGCACAAATACTGATAATGTAAAATATGACGACGTCACTAATAAAGTTGATCTGGGGGTATATTATAAGTTTAATGAAGGTATAACAGGAAACTCCGTAACAGATACTGCTATATTAGATTATTCTGGAAGAATATCTAATGGTACATTTATAAACTATTCTTCTGGTTGTAGAAGTACAGATTCAGCTATTGTTTTAGCCGGCGCAGCATCAAAAGAATTCAAAGATCCTATTATTTATTCTACTCATGCTTCTGTGAACAACTTGATAAAAGAAAAGAGACTTTTAGGTAAAATGCATGATGATAGCAACCCGGCCTCTCTTTACAAGTCAGTTCCAGGTTGGCTTTTAGAAGAAGACGAAAGAGAATCAAATCATTTAAAATATTTAATGCAAATTCTTGCTAGCTATTTTGATGATTTATACTTACAAATAGAGAAATTATCAAGTTTAAAAGACATCAATTATCCAGATGATACCAACTATGAGAAACCTTTACCTTTTGCCGATCGGCTTCTTGAAACTAGGGGATATGACGCTCCAGAACTGTTTGCTCATGCCAGTGCCTTGGCGCAGTACCTAGAGAGAGATGAAAAAAGACTTTTTGAGAAAAAATTATATGAAGTAAAAAATATAATTTATCAAAATGTTTATAATAATCTTTCTTATATTCAAAAATCAAAAGGCACGTATAAATCACTTAGAAACTTTTTAAGATGTTTTGGCGTTGATGAAGAACTAATAAAGCTTAATATATACGCGAATAACGATGTTTATGAATTAAAAGATAATACTACTAATGTTGCGTTACGAAAGAAATTCATTGATTTTGACGATCCTGAAACAAGGTACGCTGCGTCGGGCCAGACATCTTATTCTGGATCATTCTCTGCAACGGCATATCAATACAAAGATTCTTCTGTAAGCAATACAATTTCTTATATACCAGCAATATCTGCTAATCAAGCCTCCGGCGCCGCTTTAACTATTGAAGCAGAGGTTATAATACCAAAGAGGGCCATCGCCGGCGATGATAATTTTAAGTTATATCCTTCTTTAGTTTCTTCTATTTTCGGCATGCACGCAGTTTTAGAATCAGATAGTGATTTATCTTTTGCAGCTGACGATACAATTAATTTTAATATTGCTATTAATAAATCAAGCCTGGATCTACGAACTGGTTATTTTTCTTTGACGACACGCGGCTCGTCAAATATATTATCGGATGTACAAAGTGACAGCTATACAGGCTTATATGATAACCAAAAATGGAATCTTGCATTTAGGCTTAAACCAACTGGATATCCAAATCCTGCATCAGTAGTTAGCGCGTCTGCCACGTATACTTATGAAATGTATGGCAATAATTACATGTCTAACATCATTCAAAATGAATTTTCTGTATCTGGTACAATAAGCCTTTCAAATGCTACAAAGTTCTTTACGCAGCCAAAAAGAATCTTCGTCGGTGCCGAAAGAACTAATTTTACTGGCAGCACAGTAGAAAAATATTCTGATGTTAAGGTGTCCTCTGTAAGAGCCTGGTATAGTTATTTAGATGATGAAACCATGCGTGATCATGGCAAATATTCAAATACTTATGGTGTTTTACATCCACTGAAAAACGCAAATTTAACTGATAAAACTGATTTTTTGGGAACAAAAATTCCGCAAATTAAGACGTTGATATTAAATTGGAACATGGATAATCTGACTGGTTCAGATGGAAATGGCCGATTTATGATTAGTGATTTTTCTTCAGGTTCTAGCAATGCTTCAAATTATGGTTTTTTAACTCCTGTTCTAGAAAAAAATTATACTGGTCGTGGAGATTTTTTTGAATCTGCGTTAGAACAGCGTGATCAAGCCATCGATGTCGAATTTGTCCAGACAGCAAAACAAAAGTTACCAGAGGTTGTTAATAGCGACGATATGGTAAAAATTCTGAATAAGCAAGATGACGTGGTTTTCACCAGAGAAACAACTTATGTACAACATTTGTTATCAGTAGAAAAAAGCATGTATCAGACCATTTCTGAAGAGATGATGAGGTTTTTTGCTTCGGTTACCGATTTTAACAATTTAATTGGTGAGCCCGTTAATCGTTATCGGCCTAACTATAAAAAAATAGAGAAATTAAGGGAACTATTTTTTAGTCGTGTCGAAAGCGATCTAGAATTAGAAAATTTTGTTGAATATTATAAATGGATAGACGACGCTGTTACTATAATGATTGCACAGTTAATCCCTGTTTCAGCAAATACTGTTGAATTATTAAGAAACATGGTTGAAAGTCATGTTTTGGAGAGAAACAAATATTGGACTAAATTTCCCACACTTGAATCAGAACCACATAACCCAATATCCTCTATTAAAGGAATCGAAGAGCTAAAATACAATTGGAAATTTGGCCATGCCCCGGTCGCTCCAGAACAAAACACTAATCAAAATCAGAATTGTTTGTGGTGGAAGCAAAGAGCAGAGAGAAATGGTGTGCTTTCATCGAGCGTGGCTTCAGTTAATGATAACAAAAACAATCTTTTAAAAATTATTGTCACAGAGGTCGGTAATGAAGATATAACATTAAAAACGCCTGCAGGAGTAAAGTATACTAAGAGTTATTATTCAGATAGAAGCCTGGCAAGACCATGGGATATGACATCTGGCATATCACTACAACTAAAAGGAGGCTCAAACCCCAAGCACACAAATAGACAGGATCTGTACAAGAGCGTTATAAAATGGGGTAGTGATGACGATTTTATCTTTATAGACGCGGATAATGAAACACCAAAACCAGACTGTAATGATGAGCTAATCCCTGATGAAATTAATAAAAAGCTGTTTAGAGTCCGAACACTAACTATGCCAGCAGATGTGTTAGCTAACTCAGATGCATCCGGCGCCGGATCAAACGATCAAAATTATGATGATGCAAAGTCTGCTCTTTTACTGCCTTTTAGCATGTATTCTTCTTCAATTGATACTGGCTATAGGCAAACATATGTCACTGGTACTATGCCTAAAATTGAATTTGCAAATATGCATGATGATAAATATGGCTTTGACGCAGAAGTACCAATGCAAGGCCCATTTACTGAAAAAAATGTTGGTGGAATGCAACATCGGCATGTTGATTTAAATCGCCATGATCCTGTTATCAACTCTACAACAACAAATAAAATAGATTCTCCGTCAACCAGGCCAGAAGGTTGGCATTTGCAGGAGTTTTTAGATCAAGATAAAATTGATTATTTTTTTCGAGAGAACTTTTCCAACGCAACAACAACCGCTACAACTGATGTTTCTATTTTAACTTTACCCTATGGAGA